TTTACTCAAAGCGAGATAGTACCTATTGAAATGGAAAAGACCTGGTTACACGACCATCCAAAGATGCCGAGAGATTGGCACATAGCTTTAAGCGGGAAGACTATTGATTTAGATAAGAAGTTTAATGCCGATGGGTATTTAATGAAACATCCAGGCGACCCAGCAGGTGGAATAGAAAACAACGCTAATTGCAAATGTACGATGCTTACTAAAGCAAAGTTAGATAAGGAAAATAATATCATATATAAATAATTGCTAAAAAAGTTAGTATCTTTGTACTATCATAGTTTGGTGTTTTGGTTTTAGGGTGGGTAGGTAACTACTCACTCTTTTTTAAACACTATAAAAATAATCGCTTATGAAGAATATAAGTTTCAAGAATTACGACGCAAGTATAAAAGACTTGGATGTAGCAACAGGAATAGTAACAGGTTACTTCTCACAATTCAATTCTATTGATTTAGATGGGGATGTTATAATGCCAGGTGCATTTACAAAGACTATCGCAGAGAGAGGACCAGATTCATCAAAGCCTGAAATTGCTTATTTATGGCAACACGATACTTACAAGCCTTTAGGAAAGCTAATGGTTTTAAGAGAAGATAACTTTGGTTTGTACTTTGAAGCTAAAATGAGCGATACAACTTACGGACAGGATGCTTTGAAACTTTATAGAGATGGTGTAATAACTCAACATTCTATTGGTTATCAAGTAATAAAGTCGGTAGAAACCACTATGGATATGGAAGAAGAAGTTGAGCAAATCTACGAAGTTAAACTTTGGGAAGGTTCAGCAGTAACTTTTGGCGCTAATCCTAATACACCTTTTACTGGCTTTAAGTCAGTAGAAGAAAGAGAAGACCGAATTAAAACTTTAGTTAAGGCTATTAAAAATGGTACTTATACTGATGAAACATTTGGTCTTATTGAATTTGAATTATTAAAACTTATTTCACTTGTTAAATCTGATGAGCCAACTGTGGTTACTCCTGTGGACAACGAGCCGAAAGAGGACAATAAGATACAAGAAATAAAACAATTTAGAAATCTCTTAAACCTTTAAAAATGGAAGAAATTAAAAATTTAGCAAATGACATCAACGCAAAGTTTGATGCTAACGCTAACGCTTTATTAAGCGTAAAAAATGAAGTGTCTACGATGGTAGAAAAAAGTATTGATTCAGTTAAAGCTGAAATCAAAGCAGTAAAAGATGAAATGGATAGACAAGCTGAAGAAGTATCTCGTAAGAGTGCTGCTAAAATTGCATCTTCAAAGTCTATCGGTGAGCAAATCGCTGAACAATTAGACAGTAATATGTCAATCGCTGAAAAAGAATTAAAATCAGCAGGTGGTTCATTTACTATGAACTTAAAAGCAGTTGGTAATATGTTATTATCTTCTAACTTAACAGGAGATTCAGTAGCTACTTACAACCAACAACAAGCAATCTTGCCTTCGCAAAAATTGAACTTTAGAGATTTAATCCCTACTGTACAATCAGCGACTGGTACTTTTGTTACTTACAAAGAAAGTGGTTCAGAAGGTGCTATCGCAGCGCAAACTGAAGGTGCAGCTAAAGGTCAAATCGATTACGACTTAACTGAAGTTAAGACTGTAAACGCTTATATCGCTGGTTTTGCAACTTTCTCAAAGCAAATGATGAAATCTTTACCATTTATCGAGCAAACTTTAACTCGTATGTTAATTAGAGATTTCTTTAAGGCAGAAAATGCTTCTTTCTTTGGTACTGTTAGTGCTGCTGCAACAGGTTCAACAACCCACAGTGCTACTGATGATGTAGAAGAAATTATCGAATTAATCGGTAACCAAAAGAGTGCTAACTTTAATGCTTCTTACGCATTAGTTTCTCCTCATCAAATGGCTAGATTAATTATCTCTACTTACAACAAAGGTTACTACGCAGGCGCAGGTGCTGTTATTCTTAACGGTGCAGGTGGTTTGACTATCTTTGGTACACCAGTATTCGAGGCATCTTGGGTAACTGATGACAAAGTGTTAATCTTTGATAGAGACTATTTAGAAAGAGTTGAAGTTGAAGGTATGAATGTAACTTTCTCTTATGAGAACGGAACTAACTTCACACAAAACTTAGTAACTGCTCGTATTGAGTGTTACGAGGCTATCAACTTAATGTTACCTACTGCTGCAATTTATGCTGACCTTGGTAACGCATAACTTATAAACTATTAATTAGTTAAAGCAAAATCGGGTAGGTACTTAATTGTATCTACCCTTTTTTAATGCTAAAAATCTTAGTATCTTTGTAGAATGTATAAATGTACAGTCAATATATCGCATAACGGTAGGAAGTATTATAGAGGTAACTACTACGAGCTTGTTTTAAGCGATAAGATAAGAGAATTTATTAAGGTTGGGTACTTTACTCAAATAGTAGACAAAGGCATTACAAAAGAGTTTAAAGGCAAAATAAAGAAGAAGTGACAAACTTATATCCATACTTAGTCAATAAAAATATTAGTTCTATTGTAATGTTTCCTAATGCTTGGAAGGCAGGGAAGTTATACAATATCTATCCTACAACACTTAATTGGTTTACTGCACAAAGAAGCACACAGGCTTATAGAACTGGTGCAAGTAAACTATTAGACCTTAGAGGTGTAAACGAGCCAAGATTAGATTACGAGTATTCAGATTGTCCAGAATTGTTTATGGAAAAGTATTCTGTAAATTTATTTTCATATTCTAACAATTTTGATTTTTGGACAACTTCGGGTGGTGGTTCTTACACTAATAATGCAGGTGCTGGTCCAGATGGTATATACGATAGTGCTGCTTACTTTAATAATAAAGTAGCTTTGCAAGTTGTTGATTTTGGTCTTGGTTGCACTATTTCAATATGGGCAAAAAAAGCTACTGGCGCTGCTTGTACTATGAATTTATTTATAAATGGAGACCAAGAATTCTTTTCTTTAACTGATGAATGGCAATTATATAAATTAACAAGTTTTTCAACTGATACTCCTTCAAATTGTGGTTTTGGAATTGCAGATGAAGCGTATGTATGGAATCCTCAATTAGAAGATAGCGAATATGCTACTTCTTCTATTATATCAAATGAAGAACAAGGAATAAGGGAACAAGATATTATTTATAACGATATAACCGTTAAGGATTACTATTTAATGTATTTTGATATTCGTTTAGTAGGTGGTGCAACCATTACTAATATATTTGAATGTATTGGTTCAATGAACGATAATAGCTTAGATAAATTTATAACCTTAGGCACTTCTAAAACTAACCAATTAATCGTAAATTTGTATAATAATCCAAACAACCAAGTTATTGATTTAGGTACTTACGAAGATGGCATCCATAAGGTAGCTATTAAGTGGGATAACGATAATGTTAAGGTGTTTGTAGATGGTTTATTAGAAGCTGATGTTTCTAATACTGCTAATTTACCAACAAACCAAACAGATAGAATAGATTTAGGCACAATAGCAGGTAATTATTACCCAGTAAGAGATAGAATAAGAGGTTTTATATATATGGGTGCAATGACCGATATATTACCTACAGATGAAGAATTAATACTATTAACACAATTAGGACCTTTGCCAGACTTTATGATAAGTGAAGTAGGGGAATTTTTAGTAACACAAGAAAATAACAATATTATAACAGAATAAAGATATGGCGAATATTAAATTTACAGAGTTTCCTTCAGCAGCTACGGTTGGTGCAATGGATATTATACCAATAGTACAAGACGGTGCAAACAAGAAAGCTACTGCTGCGGTATTTCAAACTTATATTGGTTCTTTATTTGTAGGTTTAGCTGGTACACAAACTATTACAGGTTCTAAGACTTTTACTTCTCCTATAATATCTTCTGTTGTAACTGGTAGTGCGCCTTTTACTGTTGCTTCTACTACTAAAGTAACTAACCTTAATGCTGATTTATTAGATGGTTTATCTTCTGCTGCATTTCAAAGTGCTTTAACATTAACAACAACAGGAACTTCGGGTGCTGCTACTTTAGTAGGTTCGACTTTGAATATACCAAATTATGGTACTGCTTTAGCTGATTACTTACCTTTAGCAGGTGGAACTTTAACTGGTCCTTTATTAGGTACGACTGCAAGTTTTAATTCAACTATAACAGATACACAAACCAACGCTTCGGGTATTACATCAAACCTTGTTTTAGAAAACTTTATTGCAACAAATCCAGCAGCAGGTAACGGAGTTGCAATTGATTTTAGATTAAACAATAGCGGTAATCCAACTGCACTTTTAGGTAAAATTAGTTTGGTAAATACTTTTTTCCGTTCTAATACAGATATGATTTTCTCTACTGCATTAAGTGATACATTAAGCGAAAAGATGCGTATCACATCTGCTGGTAATGTAGGAATAGGAACTACAAGTCCATCATATAAATTTCAAACAGCTTCAAGTGTTAATTCAGATTGGGTTGGTTCATTCTATAACACAAGTACAACAAATCCAAATGGATTACAAGTTAGAGTAGGTGTTTCAAGTTCATCACAAGCATTAGGAGTTTACACAGATGGCGTTGGTTATACTTTTAGTGTTTTAGGTAATGGAAATACTTTAATCGGCACAACTACAGATGCAGGATACAAATTAGATGTAAATGGAACTGCAAGGGTAAATGGAGTAATAACTGCAAATGCATTAACAACAAAAACTGTAGATGGTGCTTATGCTTGGTTATTAAGAGATACTTCAGATAACAATAAATGGGAAATTGGTCATT